CAACAGCTACATTTTGCCCTCCCGTAGTTACTGCATCACCAGATAAAGCACCGATAAAAGTGTTAAGTGCGCCTGTGGTCATTGCTTGACCCGCACTTTTTCCAACTGCGGTGTTATTAGCACCTGTAGTGTTTGACTCCATAGCTGTGCGGCCCACAGCAACATTGTCAGCACCTGTAGTGTTAGCGGTTAATGCGCCATAACCAAGTGCTGTGTTGTTACTTGCTGTAGTATTAGCGTCTAAAGCAGTCATTCCCACAGCAACATTTTGATTACCTGTGGTGATAGCCGCACCAGCACTTTTACCTACCGCAGTGTTACTGTGGCCTGTAGTATTTGCTAGTAAAGCAAGATAACCAACTGCTGTGTTGTCAGACGCTGTAGTGTTAGCCGTTAAAGCACTACGCCCTAATGCCACATTTTGTGTGCCTGTAGTGTTTACGGCTAAAGAATCAAATCCAAGTGCCGTGTTGTTATGCGCTGTAGTATTTGTTGTCAGTGAGTTAAAACCAACTGCTGTGTTATTCACCCCAGTAGTATTAGCATCAAGAGCATTAGCACCTACTGCTACATTTTGGTTGCCTGTAGTGTTGGCAAATAATGCTTTATAACCAAATGATGAGTTATTTGAAGCAGTAGTATTACTATATAAAGCACCATATCCTGATGCTACATTATTAGTACCAGTAGTGTTTAGTTGTAGTGCGGCTCCACCAGTAGCTACATTAAATCCACCTGTTGTGTTTGTTACTAAAGCTTGGTAACCAAGTGCAGAGTTATGAGCGCCTGTAGTGTTTGCTGTTAAAGCATTTGCGCCAACGGCTGTGTTGTGGTCTGCTGTAGTGTTAGCGTCTAAAGCTTGATAGCCCACCGCAACATTGTTATCCCCAGTTGTAATCGCTGTACCAGCTTCATCACCCACGACCACGTTGTAGTTACCGCCAGATGCTATTGAGTTACCAGCATTTACCCCTGCTCTAAAGTTAGATGTGCCTGCTGAAGCAGTGATGATGTCTGCACCATCTGCAAAGGTAACGTCTGCGATAATTTCATCACTAATTGTCAGATCATTAACCACTGTGGCTCCAGCCAAGTTAACCGCTGTAAGTAAATCGTGGACGACACCGCCAGAACCTAAACCATCCGTTGCAATAACCTTAGTCTGCCCTGCTGGAATAATAACATTTGCACCACTGCCACATGTAAAGGTTAAAGCCGCTGATGTTGTGTTATACATAAACCAAGTTTTGCTAGAAGTATTCGGCAGAAGTGTTACCGTACATGCCTGACCGCCACCTGTAAGTTTTAACCCAAGGCATCTATCTGCGTCTAAAGCACCGTCTGCAATTGTAATGTTGTCAGTAGAAGCGTTTGCAATCGCCCGTGTTCCCCAAGCAACCGCTTGGCCAATAATTTCTAAGTTTGTGTTTGTGTTTGTACCCCATGAACCTGACGCATCGCCAGTAGCCATCTCGTTAAGTCTGAGGTTATTTACATAGGTGCTTGCCATATTAATCGATCCTTACTATTGCGTTAGAGGCGGTGTTTGCAGGAAACACAATCTTAAACGTACCACCAGAAACTGTGAAGTCACCGCCAAAATCTAAGATTGCGATTGCTCCTCGTGCGTTTGACGATGCATCGCCCAGTGTTTTATTATAAATTAATGCACCTCGCGCAGTGAATGTAGCCGAAGTCCACTCAGGATCAGCGGAATCAAACACGCCACTGGTGCTGTTTTCTTCTACTGTCTTACTTGCCAGTGCAACTCCACCAGTGGTGTAGCCTCCACCATTGGCGACTTCGTTAGATGTTATGTACCCATCTGTAGTCGCGTTTAGTGTTGCCGAACTTGTGTAGAGTGCAATCATTATAGTATCACTATCTAAGTGCTGATCACCCAGAAGGACATCTTTTTTAAATAGTGTGCTCATCGCTTGTGTAATAGCCATTATATTCCTCCGTTGTATTCAGCCGCGTAATCTCTTAGCATCTCTTGCTGGAATAACTGAACTGATTCATCAAATTGTTGTTTGTATAAGGTTAACGTATTTGCATCTTTTAGGAAAGCAGAAGTTTCATAAAGGCAAGCCGCCAATAAAAGAGCCTCCGCATGATCGCCCAACCACGTTGTAGTATTGCCAGATGTTAAGCCTGTTGCTGGGGCAACATACTCAGCACTGTAAGCAAGAATTGTATCAGGTGTTGGGGCAACTGTTATAACAGTGCCTGATGTCCCTGCTGAAATCGTGCTGTACATTATTGGCGTTCCTTGGGTTGTCGAGTTTGGCCAATAATCTCTTAGATAGGAATCTATTCTGTGATCTAAAAAACTAACAACATCGCTAGTTGTAATAGATAAATTCCTAATCATTCTTGCATCTGCTACTGTGTATTGGGCTGTACCTACAACAAGATTTGCCGCTGAAGACGTAAACCTAAAGCATGGCAAGTTTGGCAGTCTCTGGAAGATCATTTCTTCAGCTTGGCTAATAATTTGATCTATAGAAGCTGTTAACTCAGAAGAATTATCCTCTGTAAAATTTTGTATATTAGATACTAAAGTTGCGTAATTCATTATTCACCCCACCCATTTATTCCCCAACCTTCTTGACCCCAGCCAAGAATTTGGACACTTTCTGTGCCAACTGCACCTGTGCCGGCTACTCCTGCTTCAGCAATTGATAAGTTTAGGGCCTCTACACCGACAGCACCTGTGCCAGCAGTTCCAGATACACCTTTAACTCCAACAGGTGATGCGGTTCCAACTGCACCTGTGCCTGATACTCCTGCTTCAGTAATTGATAGCTCTAGTAATTCACTGCCTATCGCGCCTGTGCCTGCATCACCAGAAGGATTAGGGCTAATTGTTATTTCTGAAATTGCACCATTGCCAACAGCCCCTTTACCATGCATCCCAATTCCAGGAAGTAATCTTGGGTCAATTGTCCAGTCTTGCGTAAACCCAACAACAAATAAAACATTGTCAGGATCATTATCTGGGCGAGGCTTAAATAATGCTGTTGCGTCTATTATATTTTTAGCAGGATTTAATTGTGGCTGTTTAGGGTCATATTCTTCAGGCTCAACACGCAAGTTATTCCAAGTAGTTTTAAGGTCTTTATATCTAACCTTAAAGCCACTTATGTCGCTCATTGCATTTGATTTTTTTCCTCTTGCGTATCTTGCCATTATCCTAAATTCAATCCTGTTGGGTGAATCCTTAAACTTACACCATCATTATCAGCTGAAGCTGCTAAATCAAACGACTTTTGATATATACTTTCTAGAATCTGAAATTTATCAGGTGCATATTTTAAAGCCAGCTTACTAGCCAGACCTGCACATATACAATCAGACCATCTGTATGGAACATCCGCATCTTGATCTGATGCTGTTACATCTTCCAATTGGTTTACTGCCCAATAACTCAGGCTGTATGTAGTTGCATCAGGTATTTGCCAGATGTAAATCTGGGGAGTATACTGCTTGTTTAGCATGTATTGACTTGGCTTGCCTGAACTTGTTTTATTAGGGATCTGATTATAGTCTGAAATTGATATTCTTTCTATTGATTGGTCTGCTGTGTCAGTTCCTGAACTATCTCTTACAACTACATCAATAAGATCTATAGTCCCGACTGGTAAAGTATATGGCGTTGTTTGATCTTTAACCAAAGTCAAAGTTAAATTCGTAACAGTCCAATAATTTATGCCGCGATTAGACCATTCAGAAAATAACAAATTTAAACTCCTCCTTGCGGAAGAAGCTTGATCACCAGTTCTAGTCTGAGGATCTATACCGCAACGCTCATAGGATTCAGCTATGATCTCTTCAACGTCTGGTCTGTATGCTACTGTTTCTGAAGTTGCCATTAATAATCTTTAGATGCCCTAATAACAATCTGATAAGCATCGCCTGCCGCGCCTGCCCCTGTTGTTGTGAATTTAATATCGCCTGTTCCATTAGTTCCGTAAGTGCTACTGCTTGGCAGACCTCCGAAGATAGTAAAGTCTTGGTATCCGCTTTGA